TACACGTTTGTATCACGATATATTAAACGCATACAATTATCTTTTAACTGTAAAACAATCAAGAGGACCAAATTTTTACAATGTAACCACCAAAAAAATACAAAGTTCTACACAAATATAATTTAATATACTTTAATTGTAAAATATATTAAAAACAATTCAAATAAATAAATATAATCAAATAATGTTTAGCAAGTCCAATGTAATTGTTGATTTAGGTGAAGATTTAGTCGATAAGGACTCCGAATTATTAGTTGAAGAGTCCTTAGGTGAAGAATCCGTTGATACAGCAAAGCCAAAGTTTAGACAAAGAAATGTAAAAGGCAGCCTAATTATCGTCGACAATTTTTATAACAACGCACCCGATGTAAGAAAATATATTTTAACACAAGATTTTTCTGTAAAGGGCAACTATCCCGGACAACGCACAATCTCTCATGCTACTGAAGATTTGAAAAACATAATACAAAAATATGTCGAACCATTTGCCGGCAAAATAACCATGTTTCCTATTCCTAAAGCCGACATGTCTGATGCTGCGACAATATATAATGGCGCGTTTCAATATACGACTTCAAGAGATCGTTCGTGGGTCCATACGGATAAGTGGAATAACTGGGCCGGCGTTTTGTTTTTAACACCGGACGCACCCTTGACAGCAGGAACCGGCTTCTATCGGTTTCACGATGGAACTGCGAGTCAAGCGGATACGGATGATTTACAAAATCAAAAAACCATCGACAGATTCACCCAAGACCTAACAAAATGGGAAATGGTAGACCGAGTGGGCAATGTATTTAACCGCTTAATATTATTTGATGCGCATAATTATCACATGTCGTTAGACTATTTCGGCGACAGTAAGGAAAATGGCAGACTATTTCAGGTCTTCTTCTTTTCTACGGAACGATAATACAATGTAATAACAATGTAAAGAATAAAAACAATGTAAAACAATGTAAAACAATGTAAAAGTAAAAACAAAAGTGTAATAACAAAATATATTAAATTATTTTGTTATTTAGTATTTATTATTTATGCTTGAAAAATTACAGTTAACATTTTTTAATAGCTAATTGATACCCAATATGAATTATTTGATATTGTCCTGTATATTTTTCCAAAAATGAGTTCATCGCATTTTTTATTTGAATACCATCTCCGCCACCATAATCATCCATCCACATAATACCATTTATTTCTAAAATATTAAACGAGTTTTGCATATCTCTCTTTATAAATTCTGGATCGTGACAGCCATCAATATATATAAAGTTATAAGTTTTATTGTTATTTTCAAAAAAAGTGTCTGATGTGCTCTTATGAATTATAATTTTATCTGAATTTTTACAAACAGAAATATTAAAATCAAACTTTTTCTCTTCATTATTAACCAAAAATTGTTTATGATCATTATTATTGATACTTAAAAATGGTTCTACACAAGTTAAACTTGAATTTAAATCATCAATAAAATTATCAGCAAAAAATACACTTGACAATCCTTCAAAACATCCAATTTCTAATATATTATTTACTTTTGATTTATCATAAAAATCAGACATTTTATGTTTTATTTCAGAATTCAAAAACCAAGTTTGTGAATATTTATAGTTTATAAAAATAGATTTTTTATGTATCATAAAAATATCGCCACATCTTTTATCTAATTTTACAAAATTTTTGTCCTCTAAATACTTTATAATTGGTATACTAACATCACTATAATTATCTTCAAAATTTATAATATCTATAAATACTTTATCAAAATTAATAGATTTAATTACTTCAAATTCGGCACCTTCGACATCAATGGAAAGATAATTTATATGTGATACATTATTTTCATCAAAAATAGTCTCTAATTTTTTTGTATTTACTTTAATTAATTCTGTAGTTGAACCCATTTGTATATTTTCATCCTGTAATCTTTGTAAATGTCTTGGGTCAAAATTAGATTTAATTCCGGAAATCATTTCAGTATATCCTTTATTACATAAAAATTCTGTTTCTCCATCATTATTACAAACAGCACAATTTAAATTAATATTATTGGGTCTATTGGTTACTAATTTATCAAATACACTTTTAATGGGCTCCACATTTATTCCAGTCCAATTATTATTTTTCTCGAAATATAAAGTATTATTTATTGTTATTCCATCATGAGCACCAACATCTACATAAAATCCTTTTTTATAACCTTTAAAAAATATTTTTTCTAAATATTTATCTTGTTCGAATTGGGAATAAAATTGTTCTTCAGTTTTATCAATTTTGATTTTGTTATCATTTTTGTTATCATTTTTGTTATTGTTATTGTTATTGTTATTGCTAACAATGTTATTCGCAAGCTCTGAAAAAAAGGTTTGGTCAAAATCATTAAAAATAGTTAACCAATAGTTTGAAAAAACTGGTTCCTTAAAAAAACCGTCGTATAACGCTTGTTCGTTGTCTACCTTTTTGATATATTCGACCAATTCGTCAAAACTTGAAAAATCATTTGCGTTAATAAATGTCTTGGGATTAAAATCATTCACCACTTCATTCGACCCCCAATAAATTGGTATACATCTTGATTTATACGCGTCGCAAATTTTTTCAGTAACATATCCCGGATACATTTTATTTTCAAATGTCAATACAAATTTATAAGCATTATTGTGTTCTATCTTTCCAGAACAATTAGTTCCTCTGGGAACTATATAACCTATATTATTTAAAAAACTGCCTCCGCAATCGACTTGTTTATATTTTGATAATTTATCCACGATTTCGCTTCTTTCCTTGTTTACGCTGTCTTGTTGACAAATAATAGAGCAAAATTTGGACTTTGTTGGTATTTTATAGTAAACTTCAAAGAGAACGGAATTCAAATAACATAGCCATAAAGGCACCCGGCAATTTTTATTGCTATTTTTATCAAAGGTGATGTTAAAATCAGCATCTTGTCTTTGAGATTGCGATTCTCCAGAATAAAATACTTTTTTTCCGGCAGTTAAATTTGCGTGGTTATTACCAAAAATACTGTAAAATAATATATCTGGATTTTCATCTGGATTTATAACACGGATATTGTAATAATTTGACAGTATATTTTTAATAAAATTATTTTCTGTGTCAAAAGTTCCGCCACAATATTCTTCCACCCACCAATCGGTAAACGCAATGGAATAACATGGTATTTTATCAAAATTAAATTGTTCATAGTCGGTCTGGATGTCTGTATCTAGATTATTATGCTCTTGATAAGTCGTGCTGTAAACCAGGTATTTATTGATTTGATACATGTCAAAGCAATTCGTATATATACTTGTGTGATCGATGGCCGTTTTTATGCCATTTATTTGTATATTTTTTATTAATTTATAACAAGCTGACTTACTTATAATATAACCATAAGTGCCATTCCAACCAGGATTTGTTATTTTATTAAACTGGATAGTATCGTTATCGTTATCGTTATCGTTATCGTTATCATATTCATCGTGTATATGATTTCCGCCAATCAAAGCATACTCTATATTATTTTTACTAATATAATCGATGTTTTTTTGTAAAACTGTATTAAAATCGTTGACAATAGATACATCATCTTCTAAAACTACATAATAATTAAGTTCTTTATCATTTGCTAATTTATGCCATAGTTTACAATGACTTAACGCGCATCCTATTTCCCCTTTTCGATAATTAATAAAATTATCTTTAAATAAATCTTTAATGAAGATACTTGGTTCTGTATTTTTCCCATCTATCGCCTCGAAAAATTCATAATTTGTTACCCCATTCTGATTCATCGTATGTATCATTTTTGCTCTTCTATCTGGTCTTCTATTTAAATTAATTATGTTTATTTTAAAAGTATTGTTTAAATTAGTTATATTATTGTTTGAATTAGTTATATTGTTTAAATTAGTTATATTATTGTTTAAATTATTATTTTGATTTAAAGACAATACGGTAGACCATTCTTTTGCTCTATTTATCCAACTACATGTTTCGGCATAAGCTTTGCCATTTTCTCGTAATTGTCTTTTGTCTTTGTTAGTTAGTTTAATTAAGGATTCTATTATATTTTCTGCTTCAATTTGTATGCCATATTTGCCAACGGTGTCTATTAGTCCAGCAATAGGATAATATAAACAAATTACTTCCGACATTAACATTTCCATCCCTGTAATACACGAAGTCTCTGACCAATTTGTCGGATACAGCCAATATTCAGAAGTGCTCATTTCCGCATAAAGAAGTTCTGAATTTAAATTTCCCAAAAATCGAATATTATTATGCTTTTTAATTATTTCCACGAACTTGGTATTTAATTCATCTTTTAAATAATTAGATATTACTAGTTCCGCATCTGGCATATTATCAACTATATATGGCCACAAATCTAACAATATAGATAATCCTCTTTCCGGTCTAGAGGAATAAATAAATTTGTTTGTCTGTTTTTTGACATTTTGTTCAGGTTTGGGAAAACTGTTTAAATCTATTCCATTATTAATTATTGTTATTTTGTTAGATAGTATCGGATACTTGGATAAAAAAAGGTCCTTATGCCACTGTGTTAAGCATATACAACCTGTAATGTAATTGTCCCATTTTGTCAGTATTTGTTCGTCTGTTAAATCGCAACCATGTGGAAGCAATAGTGTATCGTGTGCCCAAATATAAGATTGGTGATACGAACAGCCTTTAAACATTTCGTAAAATGAAATATATCTGGACACTATTACAGTGTGGAATGGTATAGAATTTATTATAGTATGTATATCCTGTAATCTAACATAAGTAATATTATCAAACTGTTCGTTAGCAACTACACCTGTAACATAAATATTATAATTTTTTGGAAAACATCTACTAAGATACGCAACCGCTTTTTCCGAGCCACCTAATGCGTTATTTTGTATATAAGAATAATTCCATTCAATATCAGCAAATCCAGTATAAAATAATATATTATTACTAGATGCGCAGTCTGCCTTCGCATTTATATTCACAGTTATAATTTCTGGTTTAGGAAATATACAACTAACATCTATCCCAAATCGTATTTCGTATTCTCTTAAAAATTCATGCTTTCTCAACGGTATTCCTAATAAATGTAAAAACTTAATGTAATCGGTCGCCAATGTAATAAATGCTTGCATCTTATCAGGTTTTACATGATTCACAAAAAACTGTAAATTGTATAATATATTTCCAACATACGAATCATCCGCTACTGGCATTTTCTTTATAAACACAATTTCAAACATTCGAACCGCACAGTCGAATTCTTGTAGTTTATTTGCGATTAATATCATGTAATAAGGCACCAATAGGTTGTATTTGTCGATAGCAATAAACAACTTCGCATCGGTTGTGGTGCTTAAATAATGATTTTCATAAAAGTCCTTCACCTGTAAATAATAATTATAAGCAGTTTGATTTTGATTTTCGCAGCAATAATGAAGCAACAAGGGATACAAGCATTCCAGTCTCTCCGCGTCATATTTGAACGACTCGACCAAATAAAAAAAGCCAGATTCCATTTTATTTAAACCCTTGTAGCATTCATACAAATAAAAACACGACATATATTTTTCTTGCGGCCAATTATCCTGGCTAAGTGTGGTTTTATACCATTTAATAGCCTCTTCGTATGACCCATAGTCCTTGTAACTATTTGCGCAATAAAAAGCATATCTGATATATAATGGATCTTTGGCCAAAACCGCTTTCGCATGAGCCGATTCCAAGATTTTCGCATCTTTCAAATACTTTTGTGGATCTAAATTGCGATGCCCACTTCGTCCGGAAACGACATAATATTGGCCTTCAATTGTCGTCTGGGTAACACCTGGCTCCAAACAGCAAATATATTCATGTAATACGGATTGATATGCGAATCGTTTATTATTGTTTATTAGCAAAACCCGCACATATGCGGTTCCAGCACGGGAACCAAATTTTAAATAATATTGGTCGTATATTGTCGCGTTAACTCCCGGCATCTCGACATCGCCGACAATTTCATCGTCCGCGTCAAATACTAGAAGCAAATCGGTTTTTTTAAAGGCTCGTTGTAGCGCTAGGGTTCGGTTGTGCGCAAAATCGACCCAATCGTCGATGAATAATTCGCCAGGTATTCCCCTACTATTGAAAAAATCATAAATAATTTCCTTTGTATTATCGCTAGATCCGGTATCGCAAATAACCCAATAGCTGAATTGAATCTTGTCGCATAATTTTTCTAGAGTGTTGCGTATTATATGCGATTCGTCTTTAACAATCATATTTAAACAAATGGTTGGATTGGTTGGTTTTTCGGTAATAATCAATTCCATTATTTATTATAATTATTTAAAACCATTGTATTTAACTAATTATATTTGTTTATTTGTTTTATGTATTTATGTATTTATGTATTTATGTATTTATGTATTTATGTATTTATGTATTTATGTATTTATGTATTTATGTATTTATGTATTTATGTATTTATGTATTTATGTATTTATGTATTTATGTATTTATGTATTTATCGATTTATTTGGTCGACAGGTCAACCAATAATTCTAAATAATGATTAAAATCCGCAAAATATTCGTATTTGTCGATTTCTACTAAAGCGGTATCTGATACTTCTAGATTTCGGTCTAGATTCTTGAGTTTAATATGCGCGATTCCTCTGTAATTAATATTATAATAATAAGAAATTGTTAGGTTGTCTTGGTGATGAACTAACAAATAATATATAGTCTTCCATACATCTCCAGTCCACTCCTCCTTGTATTTTAAAATATCATTCTCATAGTAATGTCTCTGTGGAATTTTAAGCTGCTCATTATGATTCAATGGTATAATATCATCGATAAAAATAGACCCATTTTCATTCAATACCCGAATACTATTGCTAAAATCTCGCAACACATTTTCTGCGTGGTGCATTCCGTCAATAAATATTACATCAAACCGCTTGTCCTCGTTGTTAGTTTCAAAAAAATCATCTGATAAACATTTAACAATGGTAGAATTATCACACTTTGGATCCGGGTCTACTCCAGTCTTATTTTCATTCAGAAAATGAACATTGTTATAAGTATACCCTGTTTCCACCCCGATTTCCAAATAAGTATTTGATTCGTCGGTTACGCTATTAATAACTTGATGTCTATTATTGAATAGGGGTGCGTTATATTTTGGTCTACAGATGGATGGCTCGTTCAAGATTTCATAGTTGGGGGTCGATAAATACAATAATTTAAAATAATTTGTTAGTTCTTCGTTAGTATGGTCTATTAAAGAATAACACTTTATCTTATCTAGGTTTAAATAGTCTAATCTCTGCCAGAGATATTCATTGGTACATTTGTTTTCCAACAAAATGAAATCGTATTTGAGTTCCGATTTCACATCGAAACTTGTATTTGTATTTGTATACAGCTCTCTAATTCGCTCCAGATTATAAATTAAACTATCATAACCAATAATACAAATCTGACAAGTATAATCTGTATTAACTAACAAATTACAATATTTGTTAGTATAAGTTGCGGAATCTCTTAACCAAATCTTACTAGCATTGGTTATATACGATTCGTCTTCATACGCATCTTGACCCTTCATTTTCTCATGTATATCATATGCTTGATAATATATCGGGCTGATATAATTCGGACCGATGCGATTAATCTCCGCGTTTCGAATAAGGGAAAAATTGTTTTCCCCTTCATTCATGTACTGAATATAACCCAATTTATGGATTTTTGCCATTTTATATTTCGGCGATACCGCGGTCCTTAACAAAATCTCGTAGTCGTCGCATATATGTAAATGCTCGCAATAATTTTCCAACTCTAGTAAAAACTCGCGTCTCCAAATTCGCGGATGATTCGGACAGCAAACTAAATGACTCAATGTAATATTATTTATGTTAGGGGTAATATAGACTAGTCGCCACTTGTCCTTATATTTCATCGAATAATATCCGCCATATCCTTTACAAATAAAGTCTCCATACCATTGATTTTCACCCGACTCGTAAGAGCAGACGCAATCCATATAAATGAACCCGACCTCTGGCTTGTCGTCGAATAAGTTCGCGGCATCCTGCAACACATCGGGCAAAATCTCATCGTCATGGTCCATCTCCAATACATATTTGCCCCGGCATAAACCAACCACTTCGTTTTTCACATTACCAATGCTGCCATTATTTTGAGAGTGTCTGTAAAAGCGAATACGATTGTCGTCATTAAACTTGGTTCTTAAAAACTGGAAATGTTTATCATCAGGCGAGTCGTCCACGATAACCCATTCCCAATCCTTAAGGGTTTGCTCCTTCAAACTTTGATAGACGCGCATAATCTTGTGAAACGAATTATATGATGGCGTAAACAGAGAAAATGTGGGTCTCAGAAGCTCTCTTGACAAGGAGCAATTCGCGATAAATTTGACATTTACATATTTGTTGAAAGTATCTACATCGAGCAACTGAGTAAAATGAAGCCGCTTTACAAACATTTTCTCAGAAATTACCTGTAACAATTCTTCTGTATATTCCGCATCCGATGCTCCATAAGTAATTAATAAATGATAATTCGCATTATGTAGTTTTTCAATCTTTTTAGGGTTGTTAGTTATATACACACTACAATCCAATTTGGAAGCATTGCTCTCAAAAAAGATATCAACCTCGGCATATTTGTCATGTCGGAAAAAATAATAAAGGGGAATTTCATTGGTATATTTAAATACCAACATTAGTATTTAAATAATAAAAAGCAAATAATAATTAATTATTAATACTATGAAATAATAATGAAATAATAATGAAATAATAATGAAATAATAATTTAAAACTCGGGAGTGTGCTTTTTAAATATACACCCCTGTGAAGTAAGCCCTACAACATCTGATGTCACCAATGTGGGATTCTGATTGTCACAGTTACACATCCATATTTTTATAATACAGAAATTCTTTTTTGGCGAGATGGTTATCCCCGTTACACAATTTACAAATGAAGAATTGTTACTAATTGATTCGCCGACAAGCACATAATTTAATTCTCTCCATACTTCACACACATTTTTATTCGAAACCTTATATGAAAAGCATCCGCCATTTCTATTTTTCTGGTCTTCCCACATCGGAACAATGCCATCTTTCATCACAAATAACATACATGATTTAATCAATGGGTCTGGCGTTGTCTCGCTAATCGCAATAACATCTTCTAGCGTTTTTAATTTTGAAACTAATTTATAGCTTCCAACAGACCAATCGTTATCTTGTGGCAAATGCCCCCATAAATTCCATTTATTTTTTAATGTATGTGTGTCGTTACTTGTCATGGCGCTACTGGTATTACTTTTAGTATTCATTGTTATTGCTTTTTGAGGAGTAACCATTATAGATATATTACTTCCATTTTTTTAAATTATTTTATTAATATAATTAAATATAATTTAAATACATTAATATTTACCAAAATAATAATAACCAAAATAATAATTATAGCTCTGTATTACAAATACGATATCCTTGTTTTTCTATAATTATGCTTTGTTCACCTGTTAAACTAGTCATTATCACATCATTGTCCATCAATTCTAGCTGATATGTTGCCATTTTTGTTTCTAAATAAGAAAAGCTTAAATTCAAAACAGTATTTATATAATATTGAACAAAACTTTTATCGATTATATTTCCTACTACATAGTAATTGAAATCATTGGTCTTTAAATTGATATTATATCTCATATCATTATAATTTAAATATAAGGCTATAAATGTTATTTCCGAGACATCCGGCTCTTCTATAACCTCTATATCAGAAACAATTCTTTTGTCTGTAATCGATGAATTGACGCGATGCTGTATCCTTGTGTTAGATATAATTATTAGTTTATTCTGTATTTCATCTATAGTGGCTAAATCCTTATCTATAAATTTGTTAGCACTTATATCAAAATATTCGATTGTTAGTTTATCATTTGTATCAAGTGTATTATTTATATTGCTTTTAAAATATGGCAACAAATGCGCATATACTTGAGCACATTTTATCTGACACGCGCTGTAAAAATAAATGACATTATATATTAATTTTATAGCAAAAATTCTAAATGTATTTTGTATATTGATTGAACAACTAGCCAATAACATTAATAAGGCTAAATATATTTGATACATTTGTTAATATATAATATACAATAATCTTTAAATATATAATATACAATAATCTTTAAATATATAATATATAATATTAATTAAATTGCGGGTCAGATGAACCTAACGGCACAAAATTGTAATCAGTTGCTTCATCGGATGGAGTATTCGAATAAGAAGTGTTGACATAAACATGCTTTACAGTAGTTGTGCTATTTGTGTTTGTTACCGGGCTTGTCGATGAATAAATTAAATTACCGGTTTGAGTTTCAGGATTGCAGGTATCGCATTTAAAATTCAATGTTCCTGTCGCGGCATCTAATCCAAAAACATATAAAAGTATTGCTACTATTACAGACATAAAAATAAATGGAATAAATACAATCATCCATGATACTATAGTCATGCCAGATTGGCATAACGCATTCAATAAAAAGGTAATAATAATCATTACAATAAATTTAAAAAATGCGGTGTTATACAACCCCTTAAAGGTATCTATCACTACTTGAGTCAATGAAAAAGCTATATATATTAATGCGGGTGGACATAAACTAAACATTCTTACTTATATTAAGTTACGAAAAAATTGGCTCACCGTCTTTGATAATTCCTACCTTTTTCCCGACCTCTCCATCTTTGTCGACTTCATATAAAATTCCATTTTCTTCATCGGTAGCAAAATAAGTAATGTCGTCGATTTCGATTTCAAATACTTCCTCTTCCTCTTCTTCGTCATCCTCGACAACTACTTCTTCTACTGGCTCCTCTGTCGCAACTTCTGGCTCTTCCTCATCTTCTACTGCCTCTGGCTCTTCCTCATCTGTCGCAACTTCTTCCTCTGTCTCTTCTTCTGTCTCTTCGTCTTCTTCTTGTACCTCTGTCGCAACCTCTGGCTCTTCGTATTCTGGCTCTGTCGCAACCTCTGGCTCTTCGTATTCTGGCTCTTCTACCTCTGTCTCTTCTTCTGGCTCTTCAACCTCGGCCTCTTCTACCTCTGGCTCTTCAACCTCGGCCTCTTCTTCTGGCTCCTCTGTCTCTTCATCTGGCTCCTCTTCGTCTTCTTGTACCTCTGTCGCAACCTCTGCCTCTTCCTTTAGCTCTACAATGTTCAATGTAATATTCTCTTTTTCTAAGCAAAGCGACTCTAAGCTTTGCGACTCTAAGCAAAGCGACTCTAAGCTTTGCGACTCTAAGCTTTGCGACTCTAAGCTTTGCGACTCTAAGCTTTGCGACTCTAAGC